AAGATAGTTGAACTGGTTGGTAAGAATACGCTCTTTGCTAAACACAGATATGAGAGTCATGGTAAGAAAATGGCTGTTGATATGCGCATTGTTGCTTTAGGTGGTCACATGTATATGACCAATGCTCATAATTTACCTACTATGCTGCATGATCATTTTGATTTAACCATTGCTCAATCTCCTATTGGAGAAAATTTAAGTGGTTTGGTCTACTATAGAGTGTATGCACAGGATATGTTGGTCATGGATGAATACGATCTGGTTTTCTTCCGTATGAGATCCCTTCCACCAAGAGCTTCCATTTTGGATTTATTTCCTGAAGCTACTTTCAAAACTGTGGCACGCGGTTTTATCTTGAATAGAGATGAACATGGTATTTTACAGAAAAATGCGTGCAACAATATTCATCCCGAAGTTGATTACATTTGCTCTACAAATGTGGAACAAAGCAATGTTTGGGCTATGAAGGTTGAGAGGAACACTGTTAATGGTGAATGTGGTTCCATTTGTCTGGGTTTTAGCCCAGTAGGACCATTCATTGGTGGAATACATGTGAAAGGAGGTGTTATGAGGAACGCTTATTCAATGAGCGTAACTCGATCTGTTGTACAAAAAGCTCTTGATCATTTCGGTGAATCTGTTATTCAGAATAAGCGACCTGATCTTTCAGATGAATTTGGAAATGAAATCCCTTTGTTACCTCTTCATCATAAGAGTACTTTTAGATATATTTCTGAAGGTAATGCAACAGTTTACGGTACCATGCCGGTGTTCAGAGCTGCACAAAAATCACAAGTTGGTGATACTTTGATAAGAAAGGCAGCTGAAAAACGAGGATGTGTTGTGAAAACAACTGCCCCGGTTATGAAAGGATGGTTACCATGGCGTCATGCTGCTCTTGATACTGTTAATCAGACATTTAATGTCAAGGAACATGTAGTTAAGGAGTGTGTTAAATCTTTCGCTAACGACATCATCACGGGTCTAAGCGAAAGTGATTTGCAAGAACTTTTTGTTCTCAATGATCGCGTCACTGTTAATGGACAACCAGGTGTTAAGTACATTGACAAAATGAAGCGGAACACTTCAATGGGATTTCCTTGGAATAAGAAGAAGTCCAATTACATGTCTGCGCCATATCAGTATGAGGAATGGCAGGATTGTGTTGATTTCCCTGAATCTTTTTATGAACGTACCCGTTCAATTGAGGATTCCTATCGTGAAGGCTTTCGGGCTATGCCTATCTTTAAAAGTCATCTTAAGGATGAACCAGTTAAGATTAAGAAAGCTGAGGAAGGGAAAACAAGAGTCTTTTCGGGAGCACCTGCAGATTTTGCGTTTGTAATGCGGAAACACTTACTTTCCTTTGTGAGAGTTTTGCAAAACAATCGGCAGTTATTTGAGGCAGCCCCAGGGATCAATACCACGTCTACTGAGTGGCATGAGCTTTATGCTTATCTTACTCAACATGGTGTTGATCAGATGGTCGCAGGAGATTTTTCTAAGTACGACAAGCGTATGGCAGCACTTTGGATTTTAGCCGCTTTTGAGGTAATTATTTTAGTGCTACAACATGCGGGTCGTTCAGAAGAAGATCTTCAGATTGTTCGCGGTATTAGTTTTGATGTTGCTTTTCCATTGTGTGATTTTAATGGAGACTTGGTCCAATTTTGGGGATCAAATCCATCAGGTCATCCTTTGACAGTGATTATCAACTGTATTGTGAATAGTTTATACATGCGATATGCGTGGATTGAGAATGGGTATGAACTCTCTGATTTTAAAAAGAAAGTTGCACTCATTACAT